ACAATTCAAGTTGAACGTATTCTTCACTAGACTCGTAATATCTTTCTTTTAAAGTTTTCATTTATCCCATGCCTTAATTGCAGTAAAGTTATTAAAACTAAATTCCATTCTATCGACTAACTTCACAGCGTCACCAGATATTCTATCAATTGCAACATATCCCTCTGGGTTTGTCACTTTAAATCCATTTGCAGTCTTGATAAAAGTATCGGTTAAACCTTTGACACTATTTAGTTTACTGACGATTTTCATCTTTGCATCAACCAAATGTGATTGAAATGTAATCACTTGTTGTAGATTACCTAAGTCTTTTTTAAACTCACGAATATATTCAGTCATCTTTGTTTTGAGAACATCTTTAGACTTATCCGTTTTAAGTTTGTCAATCTCTTTCTGAAAATGATTTTCAACATGAGTAACGTAACCATTTGCGTGTCCTTTTGGGTCTGTTATCTTTTGACCAGCACGAACCTTTGTATTATTATATGTCTTGAGTGATGCACCAGCTAATTTACCAGTAAGTGAGTCTTGTAGGTTTAGAAACTTCTTTAGTCGTACTGAGTTAATTCTTTGAAATGTTTTCCCTGCTTCTGATAGAGATGCAGTCACATCAGCAGTTTCTCCACTTGTCATGGTTGCAGTACCAGATGCATCTTTATATGTTGCATCATCCATCCATACTGTTTTTGATTTTGATAACTTGTTTATATTTGCACCAAAAGATGCTTTCATATCTTGAAGAGTTTTACCAGAATATGTCGTATGCCATACAACACCAATCTTTGCAGAGTTCATTATTTTACCAAGAGAACTATCAACAGGCACAGCATAAACAATAGTATTAGGCTGGAAAGTGTAATACGATACCCCATCAATAGTTTCTTTCGAAATGTCATCTGTGAACATGAGGTCACCTTGGAGAACTCCTTTGATTCCAAGTTTTGAGAACTCTGCAAGTGCGACTTTGAATTTTGCATTTAAGTCTCCAGATAAATCTGCATCAATCTCTGCATCTGATTTGTATAGTTTAGGACTTACATTAAATACTGATTTCTTTGCAACAAAGAACTTACCATCTTCTGGGTCAACACCAGCGAATATCGCAGGCGCACCATCCCACTTGACTGTCATATTGACTGATGAACGTGATGAACCAGACAACATATCTCTAAGTGAACGCATAAAATTGATTGCAGCTCTACCCCCAGGCACACCAAAGTTTAATATTTCATCTTCGATATGTTCTAGATGTAGGTTTTTTCCTGCTTTACTTTCAAATAAATTAAACATTGTTTATAATCTCAAAATTACCAGTATCAAAATCTAGACCTAAAGTTTCTATTCCTTTAAAAATTTCACCAGTAGCAAATAAATTATTAACAATATTTGTAAATCTTTTAAATAACGCTTTTAAAAATTTTGTTAATGTTTCCACTATTTTTTGTTTAATTTTAGAAATGGCATCTACTGCATTTCGATAACCCTTTTTTACATAATCTAATAAACCTTCATCTAATTGATACATTTCTTGATAATATTCATTTAGTATGGGAGCAACTTTTTCATACTCTTTATCGTAAAGACTATTCATAAGTGGTATTACTTTTTTTCCAATACTAACTGCAAATTTTGTATACCCTGCTCTAGATGTTCTACTACTTTTAAAATCAATATTAAGATTTGTAGTAAGTGCAGAACCATTTTTTTGTGCCCACTCCCAACAGTCAATTAACTCAACACCACCAGTATTTTTATCATATGTCATCATCATCTTAGCAACTGCATTTACATTACCAGTATATGGTGGAGAACCTTTTACGTCACCAGTAAATTTTGCATGACCAGTTGCGGCTTCATATACTATATATTTTGCAAGTTCATTATTTTTTGTAAATTCTTTTGTCAACTCATCTAAAAACTTTTTTTGTCCAACTGCAATATTTAATATCTCAACTACCTTCTCTCTCATAAAATCATTATCATATGCTAAATCTTTTTCTTGATTTGATTTATAATATGAGTCTGGAATAATATATCCTTTTAAATCAACACCACCATCTTTGGTAAACTCTTTAAATTTTTGTTGAAGTTGTTCGTCAGTTAGTGCGTCTTTCTTATCAATTAATTTATCTAGATATTTTTTATCTGTATTTGTTATCTTATGAACACTAAGTTCTGCTTTCATATGGTCTAATATTTGTTTTGGTGTTGCTCTTCTATGTATCTTTTTTAATTCCTTTTCTCTATTGGTAAAATACCAATTTTGAAAAGCATCTTTAGCACCTTTTTCTTTTTTACCACCACCCACAGTAATAAACATTTGTTTAACTGCAAGATTATCTAACTCTTCACTCAATAGTGATAATGCCTTTGACGCATCAACCTTACCACCAGCCGCAGAATATCTATCTATTGCAGATTTAACAAGACCAGTGGACTCACCACCTTTTGGTGACATCAACTGAGCACCGCCTGCTTCTTTTAGTGATAAATTGTATGCACCCCCATCACCAATATCAGTCTTGGGTGTTTTATCATTTGCTCTTACACCATATAAAGAACCATATTGATTCGTTGCATTACCTCTTCCCAAATGTTTCAAGATACCTATATTACTATCTTTTCTATACAATTCTTCTGCAACCAATCTACCAGTTTCCACAAGATTGGGTTTTATACTTGCATAGTCTTTTTCATCTAACTGTGCATCTTGGATTGGATTTTCTGAACCTTTTAATTTATTAAATTCGACAGATATAGTTTTTTCAACTAAATCTTGTTCAGTTTTTGATTCAGTCAAAAAGGAATATTCTTGAAATGACCTCATATCAATCTCTCCATATATTAATAGAGTTATTTATGTGATAAGAAATTTGGGAAACCAAAATCACCAAATGGTTTGATTGCATTTAGTTCAGAGGATAACTCAGACGCATCTTCTTTAAAATTATATGTTCTAATAACATTATTAGATGGTAATTCAATCACTTCCCATTTCTGGGTATCTGGATTGATGTCGTAGTAATATTTCACTTTATAGGCTCTACGAGGAAACCTTGATATCGGAGAATTTCTCATATTTGCTAGTCTTTCCAGCAAATGGTGTATTGTCGAATACAACTTCATCTTTTTCTTGTCCAGAATCTATTATGTCTTTTTGTGCGACTTGTTCAACATCATATAATCTCATCTTCGCTCTATCAATACCTAATATAAATCTTTTATTTATAGTTGGGTCATTATAACGATTCTTTAATTGTTTGACACATATCTGATTTAAGTCTTCTAGTTCTTCGGTAGATATGAGAGCAAACATAAGGTCAGCCGTAGCTGGTAGACCAAAACTTTCTGATGTATCTTCCAACCCAATGTCGCTTGAGACAAATCCACTTCTAGTAGTTTGTGTCGCTGACATAATCGGAACATTAGTTTCAACGGCAAGACCCCTAAGTTCTTCTGCAATCGCTTTAATATAAAAGTACGAACCGACATTTGCGTTCCCCTTAAATCTAGATGACGCACAAATATTCAGATAGTCGATGAATATTATATCTGGTTTGAAACTTCTTTTGAGTGCGAGTTCCTTAATTAGACTTCTAAAGTTTCCAACATGAGCAGATGCAGTTGGATATTCTTTGACAATCAATTTACCATTTGTCTTCTTTTGTATTTTAGTTAGATAATTTTCAAACATCTTTTTAGGGAGTGTATGTAAATCATCAATAGTTACATTCATTAGGTTAGCATCTATTCTTTCTGCAATACGTTCTTCTGCCATCTCTAATGTAATATATAAAACATTCTTACCTTGCATCAGTGTGGACGCAGCCATATGACACATGAATAGTGATTTACCTACTCCAGTACCAGCAAGTGCAATGTTCAAAGTTTTTTGTGGTAATCCACCTTTTGTAATCTTATTAAAATAATCTAAATCGAATTGTATCTTTTCCTCTTTCTTGTGATAAAACTCGTATCTATCTAAACCATCTTCAACATAGTCATGACCAACAGATAAGTCAAATGCAACACCTAGTGCTTCTGATAAAATAGAGGGTATCGCTTCTGGTGTTCTATCTTTATCTTTACCATCAATAATTTTGATACCATCAAGAACTGCATTATATATCGCTTTATCTTTACAGAACTTTTCTGTTTCGTCATGTAACCATTGTAAATCTACTTCAGTTTTGTCAAGTGAAGTAATGACCTCAACAATCTTTTTATACTCATCATCATTAATATCTTTACGATTATCAATTCCGATTGTGAGTGTTTCTTTTGTAGGTAGTGAATTATATTTTTCAAGAAACTTATTGATTTCTTCAAATACTACCCTTTCACTTCGATTAGAAAAGTATTCCGACTTTATAAAGGGGAGAACTTTTCTACAATAATTTTCATTGTGTATCAAGTGTGATAGTGTCGTTCTTTCTATCGTCTGTGTTAACATATTGCAAACTTCCATCTTCTAATTGTTTTTCCATTATATCATAAAGTATGTCACCAATCAAGTTAAAAAAATCATCTTTAAAATATTCTTTTCCTAACCCATTAGAGTCTAATATTTGCCAGTCAAACTGTAATCGTAATTTATCGTTCTCTTCAATTGGTGTAACTTTACCATATCTGTAAACTACACCTTGATAAAATCCTGCTTCCTTTGTAAGACCTATACCTTGCCATTTTTCATTTTTATTCTGGACGTACTTGTATTTCTTCGATATTTCCATATTTAAATTCTTTCTCTGCACATTCATCTAACTGTTTCATAATATCCTCAGTAAAATATTTCTCTGGATTATTATTAATAGTCTTACCAAAAGTTTTAGAACCATCTGGTAGTTCAATACGAGTGGATACTGATTTAAATATATCATACTTGAGTGCAAGGTCAAGTAGTCCATAATATCTATCTAATCCTTTATCATATGTTAGACGAACATCAACCATTTTATTTTCTATAGTCATTCTTGATTTATGGTTTTTACAATGTACAATATTACCGATTACTTCTGTACCATCTTTTTCTTTCTTCTTCGAAAGATAGACAATAGATGAGGCTGCATATTTCAGACCAGAACCACCACCCATCTCTTTTGTTGGAAACATAGAACCAACAACATCATAGGTATGATTAGTAACAACCATAGGAACTTTTGCACGACCAAGTT